CCTCCTTTGCCGGATTTTGATTTGCAAATTTTCCCGCTTCAGAAAGTTTTGTAAAGCTGCCATTACACAAGTAAAGGTTTCCACCTTCTTCCTCAGAAAGCATATTCATATCTTCCTTTTCACGGATATCGTTGGCAGACATCCAGCCGTTTTGTCTTGCTGTGGCATAACCCTGCATACGGGAAGCGTAATCACCACGCAGCAATCCGTCTACATTAAACTTGATAAAATACTGTCCTTTTTCAGAATCAGAAAGCAAAGCCTTCTGCAACGACTGCTCCCACCTTACAATCCAGGGGTCAAGGCTGTATTTGACGAAGTCCAATGACAGATGTTCCACGTTGGAAAATGTGGCGTGGTCAAGGTCGCCAATCATATGGAGTGGCACTCTGTACATTCTTGCAATCTCCTCAATCTGAAACTTTCTGGTTTCCAGAAACTGCGCTTCATTATTTGGAATTGCAATGGGAGTGAATTTCATGCCCTCCTCCAAAACTGCAACCTTATGGGCATTTCTTCCGCCATAGGCTCTCTGCCAGGCATCACGCACACGTTCCGGATTTTTGATTACCCCAGGGTGTTCCAGTACGCCTGACGGACTCGCACCATTTCCGAAAAACGATGCTCCATATTCCTCACAGGCGATAGAAATGCCTATTGCATTCTTCGCCATGGCAATCGGTGAATATCCTACCAGCCCGTCGAATCCTAAACCCGGAATATGCAAAACTTCATCAGCATAAAGAATGATGTCGCCCTGTTCCTTCATATTTGGATTTGCTTCATCGTAACGACTGTAAATATATATCAAGCGGTTCTTTTCATCACGGTCAACTTTCATTTTGTCAGGCATCAAGGGATATAATCCTAAAACATCACCTCTGCCGTTTCGGATAATCTGTGCATAGGCATTGCCGTAGATAAGCAGATGGGACATCAGGGTTTCCCTGAAAACAAATGATGTCATTTCGGGATTTGGCTGATCGTGGAGTAAAAAGTAAAGCGGGTGCTGTGGCACTCGCTCTTTTCCTTTCTCATTGTATTTGTACACATGGAGCGGCAGCTGTGCAATTGCTTCCGACAGCACTCTCACGCAGGCATAAACCGCAATATGCTGCATGGCTGTTCTGTCTGTGACTCGTTTGCCGCTGTTGGCTCGTCCGAAGAAATATGTGTAGGACGGGCTGTCATAGCTGTTTTGAGGCTTGTCTCTGGACCTTCGTAATCCGCTGAAAATTCCCATGAAATCACGTCCTTTCATGAAAAAGGAGCCCTTCCGGACTCCTTGTCGTTATTTGCTGTTTTGACCTGCGTTATAGGCATCGATTTTTTCTTTCATTCTGACAATCGCCGTATCCATATTACTCAGAACGATTGCTTTTGGAAGCCCGAAAATTTCATTGCAGGTTTTGTCCGTCAAACGTTCGGTATGTGCCTTGTTTTCTGTCAGTACTTTCAACATATGCTTTTGTTCGTTCAGTTCTTTCTTTGTCATTTTTATCCTCCGTAGGTTGATTTCGAAGGCTTTGTGCCTTTCGTTAGTAGGTATATTACCATACTGTTTGGCACTATTCAAGTGTAAATAATGACAATCATTCTGCGAAATTTCGGGTGATATTGTACATCATAACACCAGCATCTCCCTCGAATCATAAATTGACTCATCAGATACACATCCACAGCGGATTGCACGGTCAAGAGCCATAATCATGGCAACTGCACCGTCAATCTTCTCTGTGGATTTTTCTTTGTCCGGCTTGATGTTTCCGGCAGGGTCACGGCGAATGAAGATATTGTCCATCATCCAACGGAGAACAGGATGCCCGTTGTGGGCAAGCGTCTGTTCCAGGGTCAGTTTCATCAATTCTTTGGTTGGCGGTGACATATCCTTATAACCCTGTCCAAACTGAACCATTGTAAACCCAAGCCCCTCCAGGTTCTGCGACATCTGTACCGCACCCCAACGGTCAAAAGCAATCTCTTTGATGTGAAATTTCTGCCCCAGTTCATCGATGAAATTCTCGATGAAACCATAATGGACAACATTTCCCTCAGTGGTTTTCAGGTAGCCCTGCCGTTCCCATACATCGTATGGAACATGGTCTCTTCGGACACGTAAAGGAAGCGTTTCTTCCGGCAGCCAGAAGTAGGGTAGAACATAATAATGCTCGTCTTCATCAGTTGGTGGAAACACCAAAACAAAAGCCGTAATATCAGTGGTTGAAGAAAGGTCAAGACCGCCATAGCAAACACGACCTGCAAGCATATCTTCATCAAAAGCCACCTTGCATTTGTCCCATTTCTCCATCGGCATCCATCGGACTGCCTGTTTTACCCATTGGTTCAGTCTCAATTGTCGGAAAGCGTTTTCTTCTCCCGGCGTTTCTTTTGCAGAATTACAAGCCGCTACCACCTTATCCATGCCGATGGTCTTGTCCAGACTTGGATTTGCTTTTTTCCACACCTTGGGATCTGTCCAGTCTTCGGATTCATCTGCACCGTAAATGACCGGATAAAAAGTCGGGTCATGCTTTCTGCCTTCCAGAATGTCCTTCGCCTTTTGGTGTACTTCATAGCAGATGCTGTTGGTATCGGTTCCGGCGGTTGTGATAAGAAAATACAAAGGCTGCATTCTGGCATCGCCGGAGCCTTTTGTCATAACATCAAAGAGTTTTCGGTTGGGTTGGGTATGCAGTTCATCAAAGACTACTCCATGAATATTGAATCCATGCTTGGAATAGGCTTCTGCAGAAAGTACCTGATAGAAGCTGTTTGTCGGAATGTACACGATACGCTTTTGTGAGGTCAGGATTTTCACTCGCTTATTCAAGGCAGGGCACATTCGCACCATATCGGCTGCCACATCAAATACAATGGCAGCCTGTTGTCGGTCAGCAGCACAGCCGTACACTTCGGCACGTTCTTCACCGTCACCGCAGGTGAGCAGCAGGGCAACAGCGGCGGCAAGCTCGCTGTTGTGTGTTGGTAAAAAAGAACGCCCAACACAATAAAGGTGTGAAGGGCTGTCGACTTGTATGCATTGCATACCCGGATTTTCAATTTTTTCAATAGAATCAATATATCGAAAATGACTGCGTGACTTAGGGTTCCTTTTTAGTCCTGCAATCGGCATATCATCGAAAGCTGTGAATTTCACATAGTATAGGGTTTCTCCTGTTGCCACTCTTCCACATTCACTGCTCGGCTTACTCCAATCTGCTCTCTGCGTGGATACCGCAGTTGTGATTGCATTTTTTATGCCTAAACTCCATAGCAGTTCACTTACGCTTTCAGCAAGTGCTTTTTCTGTAGAAGTGTAAATTGCCTGTCCTTTCAAATTGCTGATTGCTCCATCAGAATCCATAAGTCCCTGTAATAAATCGAATCTCTGCGAAACGGAAGCTCTGAGATATTCTATTGGGATTTTCTTGTCATGAAAGCTTTTCAAAAGTACTTTTTTTAAATCCGGGACAGGGCAGATTTCCGAATCACCTGTATTTTTCCATCTTCTTTTCAGCTTGTGCCATGGCCATATTCGGTCTAACACTTCCGGTATATCGCAAGTTTGAATTGTAATTTCAGGCTTTACAGCATTTCCATTTCCTAACCAATAGCCCATTAAGTAAGGATCAACAGGCAGTTCTTTTTCAGTTGTGGTAAAAGCTTCTGCAATAGGAATACGAAACCGGTAACAACCATTGGCGTCACAAGAACGCTGATATAATTCTTCCGTTGTAATCGTCCTTTTTCTGCGTGTACCATTTGTAAGTTCGCCTGTCCACAAATGCCTTGCTCCTGCGATGATTTCTTCGCCGTCCTTAAATCGGATGATATAGCCTTGCTCTTCATAATCAACAGGACTTTTTGCAATAACATGGCATATGTTTCCTTTCTCATCAAACAATTCATCTCCAATCTGTATATCACCCATTGTTGTAAATCCGTAGGGGGTAGGGATTGGGGTGTGCAATGCCAGCTGTTTGCCATTTTTCTTGGGAATTTCAATGTACGCCGTGTTGAATTGACGATAGCCATTCGGTTTCAGAATGCCGAACAGGTCACGGATAATCTGCTCCTGCCAGTCCAGAAGTTCAAATTTCTTTCCAGCCCATGTGCCTTTGGTATGGCTGAGGCATTCAATAAAGGAAACTGCATAATCTGCCGCTTTTTTATCATATCTGGAATCTTCCGCCATAAAGCGTGTCGGTTTAAATCTTGCCATTGTTCTCACCTCCAAACAAAAAAGACCTGCCAAAGCAAGTCTGCATCATTATTTTCAAGCCCTCCGGGGGCGATTTGTAATCGAGATTCTATTCCCATTGTAACCATGTTACCATACAATTTCAAGTTTATCAAGTCATAACGGAAAAATATACTGCACAAAGATTTGGCTCGGATTTTGTGTACTATATTTCTTCGGTACGAGCCACAGCCCCCTTGTCTCAGGGGCTGTTTGGAAAGTGCCGGGAATTTTATCTTCCCGTCATGCACTTCCATTCAAATTCGCAGGCATTTTCGTATTCCTCATCGAAAAGCGCATCGTCGTCAATGTAGTCTTCTTTGTAGCGAATTCTGTCGATTTCTTCAAAGGCTGTGCCGTTTTCCTGTGCGTCCTCTTTTGCAAAAGCCTCGGCACTTTCTTCAATCCAGGCTGTGAAATCATCGTCGTCCATGTGGTCTTCGTTTTCGATTTCAAGTTCGTATTCGTACTCCGCGTCAACCCAGGTGATGATTGCCTTTGTGATTTCGGTTCTTTCGTTCCAGTCGATTCTGTTTGCCATTGCTCTTGCCTTTGCGATTCCGTATGATACCATTGTGTTTTCCTCCGTTTTTTTGATTGTTTTCCCTTTCGGTGATTACATATTACCGCATAGTGTGCATTATTGCAAGCGGCTAAATCTACAGAAAAAAAGGCTGTATATTTGCCGAATGATTGTGTAATATACAGTCTTGCTTTTCTTGATTTTTTATGGTAATATACAGTACGATGAAATAGGATCTCCCTTATTTTTCAGCCCCCGGAGCAATCAAAAAGCAAGCCACACGTTGCCGTTTGTGGGCTTGCTTTTTGCATTTGGTAAATTTACGGAATCGTTTCTGCTTGCCGTTACAGGCAGGCACAGGGGCGGCTTATTCCGCCCCTGGCTCTTTGGCTTTTAGTTCAGTCTGATTCGGATGGCAGGGATTTCTTCAGGAGCACCCCACGCATAATTGCGTGTTGCTTTGCAAAGTCCATCGAATCGGCAACCAAGTTCATCAAGCTGGTGAAGATTTCTCAAAAGTGCTGTGCTTGCATCTGTTATAAGAACTGTGGTTAATCCTGCACTTCTTAAGGTTTCAACAAAGTCGCTCATGTCGTCTTCAAAAGGAAGGTCATTAACAATAAGCTCCTCGCTGTTGCTGTTGTTGCAGGTGTCAAGGTAGGCTCTGTAAGCGTATCCTGCACCGTGGGAGAATTTTTCGTTTCTTTCCAGGCTTTCAAAGTAGTTTCTGATTTTTTCGTTCATGATGTTTTCCTCCGTTTTAGGTTGTTTTCGCTTGGTTTCCCTTGCGTTGTGTAGTATATTACCGCATCTCAGGCTGATAGTCAACGATATTTTCGATAATAAATGTAACAAACATCACGCCGAAATTGGAGCCCTGATTGTGTAGAATATGACAGCAGCACAAAGCCGCCCTGTCGGCTCGTGTGGGGCTTTATTGCAATAGGGAAAACTTTACGGAGGAATCCCTGAATGGCCACACAGCCAAACGTGGCGGCTTGTGTTCGATTATTCTGCCCGATTGCGATGAATGATGCTGACGATTTTTTCCGTTTCTTCCGGTGAGATTCCCAAGGCTTCAAGAGCCTCACGGGTTCCGCAGTCGGGGCAAATCAGCGTTTCATTATCCGTTCTGGAAAGTGCCGGTCTTCCATGATAGGTGCAACCGCACCTTGGACAGGTTCTTTCAGTGTTCGTTTCATTTTTCATAACGGTCAGCTCCCTTTATACTTTTTTCGTAGGCTTTATCCAGATACTTGAAATCGAATCCGAAAATCGTATATCCGAATCGGCAGGTGCTGATGTAGTTCTGTGACGGAATGCCAAGGCTGCGTTCTTCGTGCATGATGTACACGAAAGCATCAATCGTTTTTCCGGTTTCGGAAAGCCTGATTTTCATGTTCTTCTTGTAGTAGAAATTCGGATAGCCCTCATATGCATCAAGGTTTTTTTCATCCCTGGCAGTTACTTCCCAGACAGCCACAGGAACCACGCCGCCTTTTTTCTTTTCAATGGTGAGGTAGGAACCTGTCTTGCTGCCCTTGTAGAGAAGTTCGTAACCCTTGATTACGCTTGTTCCCACAACCTTTGCCGTAGGGCATCTGAATTTCATCTGACGGACATTGAGGTTTGAACCGTAGGCGATATAGTATCTTTTCATCTGAATCTTCCTTTTCGTGAATTCCGCTTTCGTTTTGCGGTAGTCACATATTAACTCTTTCGGGCAAGAATAGCAACCCGCTAAAACCACAAAATATCTGTGCCTTTTCTTGTGTAGTATTTGTTCAGATTATGCTTTGCGATGTCAGCAGCTGTGTGGGCTTGTGTGGGGCGGTTTCAGCACTTGGAAAACTATCCCGCAAAAGCAACGTGGGCGGCGGTGTTGCCGCCTGTTGCCTGTGGGGGCAAGCCTTTTCAGGCTCTGCCGAATCGGAAGGCTGCATCGCCATCCAGGTTTCTTGTCAGGAAATCCCTTGCCGTGGCAAATTCTGCTCCCATAAATCCCAATCGCATCAGCCATGTTCTCATGGCAAATTTCGGATTTTCCGTCTGCTGTGGCTTTGGGCTTGCTGTTCGCAGTTCCTTTGCCATTTCGGAAAGTGCAAGGCAAAGCTGAATGTAGCTTTTCAGCTGTCCGGCATGAAGTCCGTTTTTCTTGCCGTTTGCAGGCTTGTCAAACTGGAAAAGTCTGAATTCGATTGTTCCCTTTGTAAAGGTTGCGTGGTAGTTCAGCATATGGTATCTGCTGTCGTTGTAATGCTGATTTCTGCCGTAGTCTGCACCGTTTGAAGTGTACCAGATGTCCGCAAGCTGTGCCATGGTTGTTGGCTTTTTCTTGTTGATCTGTTCGATGAATTTTGGGTTTACCGTTCTGCAGTAGCGATGCATTCTGCCGCTGTCGATTTTCAAAGCGTCGGCAATCAGTTTTTCGTGGCTTGCCATGATGTTTGCCAGATTTCTGAGGCTCTGTGGTGTGTGGCCGTTTGCTCCGATGTGAATGTGAACCCCTGCACCGATTCCTGCGTGGCTGATTGCTCCGGCTTTGCGAAGCTTTCTGACCAGTTCCTGCAAGGTTTCGATGTCCTCGTATTTCAGGATTGGGGTTACCAGTTCGCATTTTTCGCTGTCTGCTCCGGCAATGGAAACGTCTCTCTGAAATTTCCATTCTCTGCCCTGTGCATCCCATGCTGACCAGGTGCAGTAGCCGTTTCTGCCTGCTGTGTTTTCGTATCTGTTTGTTCCGAAGAAGTCGGCGGCAAGCCTTGCAGCTCTTTCTCTGGTGATGTGGTTCATTTCGATTTCCACTCCGATGGTCTGGTTTTTCATGTTTTCAATCTGTCTTTCTGTTTTAGCGTTCATTGTTTTTCCTCCGTAAATTCGGGCTTTTTGCCCTTTCGTTGTGTTACATATTACCGCATCACGGAGGATAAAGCAAGCGGCTAAATTAACAGAAAAAGAGACTGTATATTCGCCAGATGATTGTGTAATATACAGTCTTGCTTTACTTGATTTTCTATGGTAAAATACAGTACGATGGAATAGGTGCTCGCTTATTTTTCAGCCCCCGGAGCCTTTGAAAAATCGTCAACGCCTTCAATGACAGCCAGTGTCCTACCGTTTCTCCAGACCGTGTGAATGTTTCCGGCGTCGTCCACATACTGCACCTCGCCGACCGTTTCCGACGGCACTGGGTAAGGGTCATTCATGTGGTGCAGAATGATTTTTGTGCCTGCCGGATATTTTGCACGGAGGGGTACAAGCTGTTGTTTATTGGGAAACTTCATTTGAATTACCAGCCTTTCTGAACGCTGAACTGCCTGAGAGATTTCTGAGCAATACTTTTCTTGCCGATTTGTACTCTGTGCCAATCATGCCAAGGCGAAGAAGATAACATCGCATGGTATATTTGGGATTGTCGCTGGTGTCAGGCTTGTTGTTGATGCGTTTCTGATTTTTCGCAAATTCGCAAAGCATGGAAATGAATGTACAGTAGGCACTTGTATCATCGTACTGCTCCACAGTGAACCATGGAAAGCAAACCTTATTTTCAAGTACAACTATTTCCAGGTTGTTGGTTTTGAAAGCTGCCTTGAAAAGTTCTCCCTTGTTTTCCACAATTTTTCTGAGCCTTTCAAGCGTTGATTCATCAATCAGTTCCAAAGGCATCTCTACCGTCAGACCGTTTTCTTCTTCCTCAAGAGGAACATCATAACCTCTGCTGACCAGTTCATCAATCAGATTTTCGACTTCCTTGCTGTCAGCTGAATCACTGATTTCAAGATTGCCTTCCTTTGTAATCGTGTAATCTCTGCCGATTTTGTATGCACAGGTTGGCATATACTGATATTCGGAGGGCGCACCGATAATCTCGCTGACCGCCTTTACCAGTCCCTTTCGTTCGTTTCCTGTAAGATGTAATTCAATCATCATGTGTTTTGACCTCCTTTTTGGTAGTACACATGATAACTCTAAATGGCACAGATATCAAGTGTGGGATATGTAGAATTATTTCCCCTCATTTTGTGCATAATAGGCGATTCCGGCAAGGACAAACCAGGCATTGCAAGCTGCGACGCCATTGCCCCACATTTTATAGGCAGCACTATCAGAATATGGATTCTTCAGCCACTTTTCAATCTGCTTGCGGCTTTTTGGTTTGCACTCTTTACCGATTGCCTTATTGTAGTTTTCAAAAACATTCTGCCACCAAACTATCTGTTCTTCAGTCGGATTTTCCGTACCAAGTCCATCACACCACCAAGTCGGCATTCCCTGAAGCAATGCACATTCCTGTGGTGTCAGCCTTCTTACGATATACTCGATTTCAGGAGTGCTGTCATTTACAACCGGCGGATCCTTGTAGTCCGATGCCACAAGCGTGTTTGCTTTTTCCTTTTCAGCGGTTGTAAAGAACGATGCCTTGGAGGAACTGTAAACCGGATGAGCAATTCCGCCAGCCCCCGATGCAACCAGTGTCGGGGATTTTTCTTCTTCAATCTGAAAACTGAATTTTACATTGTACCCCTGATTCATGGCAGGTCTGCCGATGCCGTAGGAAACTGCATGGTTCTCCGTGCAATTCAGTGTGTACATGGTTTCCGATTCCTTGTATCCGTCACCGTGATGTGAAGGTCGTGAACCGTTGCCTTCCACAACAACCATACCGCCCTGATTCTTGCAAGGTGACTGATTGCTTGTATCAATAGTTCTTGAAGTATCTGCTTCATAAAATCCGCTGTTTGGATTATCGCTCATCATGGAATTGCTGTGCTTTCCGCAGATGCCATATACCTTCGGAACGAAAAGCGTCTGGTCATTGTTGCAGGAGAGTGTTGCGGATTTATCTTCTTGAATTAAAGCACCTTTTCCGCCGCCGGGACATCCGGAACGAATTTTCAAAGTAGCCGGGACAACGCCTGCACGAAGTGTGGGAGATTTTTCTTCTTCGTAACCGATGCCTCTTGCCTGTGCTGAATGTTCGGTACAGAATCCTGCGGATTCCACCACAAAAGGCTGATTGTTTCCGCCTGTTCCGTAAGTTGCGGATACAGTCTGGGCAACCTCCAGAGGTCCTGTATATCTGGTATCCTGAGAATGATTCTCGAACATTAACCCTGAGCCTGTTTCTTCAGAGCAATCTCCAGAACTTCGGGTAGCTTCTTGCCACGATCTGAAGCCCTTCGCAGAATACCCAGACACGCCTTCTGACTCAAATAATATTTTTGGGGCACATCCGCCATCAAAATCTGTGACAAGGTAGACACGCACTCTTCTCTGGGGTACACCCCAGTACTGAGCGTCGAATGTTCTGTAGGCGAGAGAGAAATCTTGTCCCAGGATTTCTCCGGCTTTCTCCCATTTTGCAGGTTTAGGGATAGAAATGTCTGGGTTTTTGACCTGACAGAGTTTTTCGAGTACGCATCGGAAGTCTTCTCCGCCGTTGGAGGAAAAAGCACCTGCGACATTTTCCCAGACTGCGAATCTTGGATATTTACCATTTGTGGCACACCTCATTTCCTTGATAATTCTGACTGCCTGAAAGAAAAGCCCGGAACGCGGTGCATTCAAGCCCTGCCGCTTTCCTGCACTCGAGATGTCAGTACAGGGTGAGCCAAATGTAATGATATCCACAGGTTCAATTTCCGCTCCGTTTATATGGTTGATATCTCCGAGATGCTTTACAAACGGCAGTCGCTTTGTAGTTACAGCAATCGGGAAAGGCTCGATTTCTGAACAACTTATCGGGATAATACCACAGAGCATTGCCATCATCGGAAATGTTCCTGAACCGTCGAAGAGACTGCAAAGTGTAAGCGGTTTATTCATCAGAAACAGTCACATCCTTATAGTCGATTCTCTCTCCATTGCGTATCAGATACACATCATCAGAGTTCCCGGCATGAAGCTTTATGTATCTTTCCACAGCAACATCTACAAACTTCGGTTCCAGTTCCACGCCGAAGCATACACGATTCAGCTGCTCACAGGCAATAAGGGTAGACGCACTTCCCAGGAACCCGTCCAGCACCATTCCGTTTGTCTGTGTACACTGGGAAATCAGATAGGCGATCAGCGGCACCGGCTTACTGGACGGATGTCCGCAGCCGTCCTCTTTGCTGTTTTTGATGCGGTCAAATTCAAACACAGTTTTCTGTTTCTGGTCACCGTACCAGATATGCTTACCGTCTTTTCTCCAACCCCAGATAATCGGTTCATGGATATACTTCCAGTCAGTTCGGGTGAGAACAAGGCGGTCTTTCTTCCATACAAGACCTGCACCGACCTTGAATCCTGCATCTTCATAAGCATCATGAAATACACGCGCCTTTGAAGTGGCATAAAACACATAAATGCTTGCGTCCTTCGCCATGGCATCTTTGAATCTCTCAAATGCCGATTTCAGGAATTCGTACCCCTTTTCGTCATCCAGGTCATCATTCTTGATTTTGCCAGATGTGCTTTCCAGGTTGACAAGGTACGGCGGATCTGTACAAACGAGATTTACTTTTGTATCTCCAAGTAGTGCTGCATAGGTTTCCGGCAAAGTAGAATCGCCGCAAATAACTCTGTGCTTTCCAAGATGCCATATATCACCGAGTTTGGATTTACACGGTTT